TTTCGAGTATAGCCCATCCCATACACATCGGGGATGAGTCTGACTTCTTTCGCACTCTGATTGTTCTCCTGGTCTCGCGCCACCTGCATCAGATTGTTCGCCTGCTGGATCTCCAACTGCGCCTTCCCGAATTGCCGCGACCGTTTCATCATGTCTCCTGTCGCAAAGTGAATCAGCACGTTGTCAATGCCCGCCACCATGGGGGTGTCGTAATCGCCGACCATCGGGCGGATCTTCTTCTTTCCAACGATGTACAAGTTCACCGGACTCGCCGCGTCATACTTTGGACGCTCGAAAAACTTCACCCGCTGAAACTTGCTGACATTCTCCCATTCAGGCCAAAAGAAGTAATCACTGGTGACAGACGGATTCCGCACCTGGACATATCCGGTGGTGGTCTCTTTGCTGAGACTATGAACAGCCGACCAGGAATTGGTGGTCTCAACACTGCTGGCAAGTGTCACGGTCTCTTTCTGTAGCGTCAACTCCTGTCCCGAGAGTTCGCCAACAAGCGTGATCTTCTTACCGTTGTCCGCACTGTCGCTGGACATAAATTCAATAGCACCGTAGTTAGGATTAAAATTGATGCCTGAACTATCAATAACACTAAACTGAGCAGAGTCTGCATCGGATTTAAAACTGTCCGGGTTGGTCATGAACTGCGTGATCAACTGGGTCGGCAATAGGTTCGCCTGGTTGTAGCTCACGCCAAGAATCGTCTCGAACTGCTGCGGACAAATCATATCGTCCGCCAATGAGTCCGCAATCGCAGTGGCAGTCGCCCCACTGCCCGCTCCCCCGGTGAAAACTACAGTCGGGGCGGAGGTAAATTCGGTTCCCGGGTTTTGAATGTAAATTTTTGTAACCGCCCCACCACCGATCTCACAATCAGCAGTAGCACCACTGCCACCGCCACCAGTAAAAGAAACAGTGGGTGTGGAGGTGTATCCGGTTCCGCCATTGTCCAGAATGATCTGCGTCAACCGGCCATCAAATGGCAGCGTGGTCTGCTCAACCTCCAACGTCTCCCGCCACAACGCCGAGTTGATGATGTTCTCATGATGCTGACGCACAAACTCTTTGCACCGGGTCTTCGACGTATCGTCCGTCTTGTTGACCAGGTTGCAGACATATGTGGCAATATCGATGAGCGTCATGATGTCAGACCGTAAACCACAAATTGAACCCCACCGTCTGGGTCTCTTGCCGCTCCCGATGTATCTTCTGTGTCTACTGTTACAAAAGTAAAACCGGTTGTTGCTAAAGACGAGGAAACCACCTGTAACCCGCGCGCATAAGCACCCGATCTTCCGTTACCCATAACCATGTATTTTAGTGATGGCACATCCGTAGGATCAAATAAAACCGCAAACGTACCAGTAGTTGTGTAAGATACAGTACAGTTTTGAAGAAACGAACCGGCGACAATTGCACTACCCGATGTTATCAAATATCCCCACGCTTTCGCCAACATAGGCGATCCGGTAGAGGCGGGAACAACATCGTTAGATGCCGCTCCAGACGGATCAACCAGCTTGGCAGCAGTGGCTAACTCACAAACACCAGTGGCTACAGTGGTCGCCACCTGGGACTGTACTGCCGTCTTCACGGTGGCTCGCTTTAGCGCACCATCAGTTGCGTCTTTGATGAGTATCTCATCCAACTCATCAGCAGTAACGGATGCTTTTCCGCCAATTAAAGTTGCCGATACCCGGATCAGCGTTGCAGCATCATCCGCCGCATCCAGTTCTAGGTCACTGGTAAATGTTACGCCTTTAAGAGAATCGCTTGTTCCCACAAGCAACTTGTCCGCAGCAATCTCAACATCAGTCGGATTGGCGGCACCTGTGGTGGTGGCATTCGCTTTAACCGTCTGGTTCGCCATGTTCTCCAGCTTGGAGTTCTGAACCGCATCATCCACCAACTGCCCGGTGTCCACCGAGAGAGTCGCCATCTTGCCCAGCGTCACGTTGGCATCCAGGATCTTTGCCGTGGTGACCGCATCCGCGTCAATCGATGCGTTGCCGACGATGTTGTTCAGCTTCGCAGCGGTGACCGTGTCACCATCGCTGAACGTCTGGGTGGTGGTTAAGCCTGCCATTTAAGCCTCCTAGATCGCTTTCTTAACGACTTTCTTCTTCGGGGTGGGTGAGACGCTACTCGCCGCCTCAATTGCCGCCTCAGCGGTGTCCTGGGTCTTGGAAATGCCATGACGCAGGAAGATTGCCAGAACTGAGGTCACAACCACCTGCAACATCTCCGCCAAAGTCGCCTCGCCAGTCGCCCAGGCCGATAATCCGCCCAGCGCACCCAGGATGCCCGCCCATACTGTTTTACTTTTCCACATATCTATTTTTTCTCCGTTATTAACTTCCTAATCTTTAACCCAATATAAACAATCGTCATGATGCCTATCGTTATCTGCACCACTTCTCCTAAATGCAGATAAAACGACGAGATCCCGCCGCCGCCTGCTGCAATAACTTTGAGATCGTCAAAACTCACTCGGCAGGTTCTTCCTCAGCCGTTTCTTCGGCAGATGCCTCCTCGGTTGCCGGGGCTGCCGGTTCCACCGCAACAACCGTCTCATCCCGCTTCAGCCCAAGCTGGGCAAGCGCGAGGTTGGCGATGTACTCGGAATCGGTTTGTCCCGGCGTTTTGCCCCAGTTCGTCCACGCTGCGCCGCTCACCAAAAGCAACGTGTTGACGATGGGACTGTTGCCCCAAACGTCATTACCGTCCGGGCCGGGATACTTGCCCCAGCCCACTACGGAGAATTGCATCGAGAACTCTGCCGCGCTGTTTAGCGAGATTGCGATTTTCGAGACGTTAAGACTCGCCGTTGGTTTTGTTGGTACTTCAATCATTATTCAGATTCCTCCGCTGGTGCTTCCTCCGCTGCCGGTGCTGCCGCTGCTTGCGCCGCTGCGTAATCGGACACAACCGATTCTGTCTGCACCGCATCGCATATCGCTTTTGTCTCGTCAGCTTCGCCGCTGTAATCGTCGCCGGGGTTAATCGGCTTGCGATGCGGCGGGTTGCTGGCAATCACTTTGCCGTCCTCCAAAACATCGCCGCGTGTAACCACGAACACCGTCCCGTTGGGTTCGACTTCGTGCCTCAATGATTCTGTTTTTTCTAATGCCATTGTTCTAAATTGTTATGCAACCTTGAAAACTCCAGTAAACGAAAATTCAAGCACGCCAGAAGCCCAGTTCGCTTGGCGATTAACACCGTAAAGTGTGAGAACGCTTGCGGTGTTTGCTTGCCAGCGTGACGGTGCTTGAGTTGTTCCGTAAGCATCTACCCCATTCATATTACTGTATCCAATGGTAGCAAATTGATATGCGCTGTTTAAGTTTGTGGGAAAGCTGAACGGCATACCTTTAAGTTGCCAATCGTCGTAGGCGTCACCGTGTGACCCGCTTGATTTAAGCAGATACCCACTTAACCAAACCAGATTGCCAACGCGAGTATAGAACCCGAGAACAGTAGTCATAGAAGTGACTTGTGTCGAAACGGATGAAACATTTTTCCATAATGTCGGAGTCCACGTCCCAGTTTCGTAGTGATTCAGAGTTGTGGCAACCATCGCCGCGCCGGTTGCGGTTGTGTTGGTTTGACTGCTGAACGCAATCCCGTTCGCGAACGAGCAGAGGCCCGTGGCGTCGATTCGCATTCGTTCAACCATCGCTGGCCCATTGACCGGCGTAGTCTTAAAAGTCAGAATTGACGGCGTATATCTTACCGAGTCCCAACTCCCATCCGCTATTAAAGCAATCTCTCCAGCGACGATGTTTGCGTTCGCCCCAGAGCCTTCACTCGGCGCGTTCCAAGTGACTTTTCCGATGTTAGCTGTATCGGTAACGGATGCGGCGGAGGTTGATAGTCGTAAATCCGCTCCCGCCGCCGCCGTTAGGTGTAGCAATGTGGCCGGCGAACTCGTGCCAATCCCCACGAGGCCCGCGCAGTCAACTTTGAATGCCGTATCGCTTGTGTTCTT